GTGCTTCTGACGCTTGCACATGACTACATTGAGTCGCTAGATTACATTGGCGAGAAGACTCAAGAAACTCAGACTGACCAGTGGCCGCGCAAAGACGCAATCGTTGACGGGGAAGAGATCGACAAGGACACGGTTCCGCAGGACATTATTGACGCAGAGTTTCAAACCGCTATTGCAATCGACCAAGGCAACAGCCCATTCGCAACGATTACACCTAGCATCAAGTCAGAGACAGTCGACACGATCTCAGTAGAGTTTCAAGATGGTGCAGGCAATCGCAGCTTTGACCCAATGATTAACCTCAAACTGCGTAAGTATCTACGCGGCGGCACAGTGGGATCAGGCAACATCGGTGTAAGCCGTGGCTAAGTTTGACTACGCAAGATCAAAAGATACAGCCTATCGGCTAATCAATCGCTTTGGTCAAGAGTTGACTTTCACACGAGAAGTTGGCGAAGCGTACGACCCAAGCACAGGCACGGTAACGACAACCACCGAGACTTACACGGCAGACGCCGTTTGGCTTAATTATCGTAACGACGAGATTGACGAGACGATTGTTCTACAAGGCGACGCTCGTGTTCTCGTTGCAGCAAGTGTGGAAGTAGATGACCGGGTTACGTTTGAAGGCGATGAGTGGCGAGTAGTAATAGCACGGCCTCTCAACCCAGCAGGCATTGAGCTTTACACAGAAGCGCAGGTAAGGAACTAAGATGTTTAGAGAAGTAACATCGGCACTAGACCAGCGCATCTTTGCCATGCAGGACGCACCTCCAATCGCATTCCCTAATGTGAACTTTGATCCGCCAGAAGGCTTATACCTTGTAGTTATGAACATGCCTGCTGACGGCGTTATGTATAATTTCAACAGGGCACAGAACACACCGGGTGTCTACAGCGTTAACATCTACGCGCCAGCTAATGAAGGGCCAGCAGAAGCGGAAAATATGGCAGACAAGATCGCTGCACACTTTCGAGCAGTAAGCGAGCCGATCCCAAACTTGTTCATTGAAGAGATCAACTTTAACGCTGGCGTTTCAACCGACTCAGAGTACCTTCTACCCGTAACAATAAACTGGAGGTACTTCCACACTCATGGCTAATCAATACTCCCCAGAAAACTTCTCTAAGCAGATGAAAGAGATTGCAGATAAGATGGGGCAAAAGGTTGAGGATGTTGCAGAGCAAAGCACTAAAGCCTTGTTTGGAAAGATTATTGAAGAAACGCCAGTAGGCAACCCAAGCACTTGGAAAACAAAGCCACCGCCCGGATACGTTCCTGGTAAGGCTAAAGCAAACTGGATGCCCTCAGTGGGGGCACCTGATACTACCGTAACAGAGTCGCGGGAGAGTTCCATTAGCAAGCTGAGCAAGCTAGATGGAAATGTGGCAGGTAACTTGGTTTACCTAACTAACAGCGTACCTTATATGTACCGGTTAGAGTTTGAAGGCTGGTCTTATCAACAGCCCCGTCTTTGGATAAACAACGCAGTACGATCATTTGAAAACGATCTAACAACAACTATTCGTAACCTATCAAGTTAGGAGATAAGAAATGGCATCAGGCGCATTTACTTCCGCAGGAACTACTATTGGCCTTACAGGCACAGCCCCAACCAATTACGACGATAACACCACTGACGGTCTTCCAAGCCTCAGCTACACGCTGATTGGCGAGGTAACTGATCTGGGTGAGTTCGGACGCGAGTACAGTGCAGTAACGCATAACCCTCTTGGGGATCGCCGCACTGTTAAGCGCAAGGGATCATACAACGACGGCACGGTCGCAATGACTGTCGCTCGTGTACCCGGAGACGCAGGACAGACTGAACTCCAGACTGCTCTTGACTCAGACGATAGCTACTACTTTGAGGTAGAGCTTCAGGACGGAACGACTCTGTACTTCGCAGCACAGGTAATGTCCTACACCACCAACGTAGGCTCTGTTGACCAGATCACCACAGCCAGCGTTTCACTAGAAATTACTAACGACATCGTAGAAGTCGAAGCGGCAGCCTAAGAGGATTAACTAATGAGTGACGCATTTACATCAGCAGGTACTACTATCGGGGTTACCGCCGACACCGCAACAAGCTATGACGCAAGTGGTTTCGGTGCCCTAGTATTCGATCTTATCGGAGAGGTCACAGACCTTGGTGAATTCGGTCGTGAGTACAGCGTAGTAACCCACAACCCGCTCGGAGACCGTCGAACGGTCAAGCGTAAGGGGAGCTACAACGATGGCACCGTTGCCATGACCGTAGCACGGGTTCCCGGCGATTCAGGGCAGACCGTTCTTCAGGAGGCTCTCGATAGCGACGATAACTACAGCTTCAACGTCACCCTTCAGGATGGCACAGAGCTGTATTTCGAGGCTCAGGTAATGAGCTATACCACTAACGTCGGCAGTGTCGATCAGATCACAACTGCATCAGTCAGTCTTGAGATCACGAACGACATTGTTGAAGTTGAACCAGCCTAAACTTCACTTTTAGAAGATAGACCGGGGGGTCTTTATGAAACTTGATGATTTTAACTCCGTTGAAGGATCAAACGAGGGCGCAGTCCTCACACTTGTACACCCAACAACAGGTGTTGACACAGACGCTTGGATCAAAGTGGCAGGGCCAGATTCCAAGTTAGCAAAACAGCGACGCGCTCAGGTACAGCGTCTTTTCCGTGGCAAGGGCGGCGGAAAGAATCTGGACATCGACATGCTTGAGCGTGAAGCAATGGAAACACGTGTCGCGCTCACCCTTGATTGGGGCAACATTGAAGTAGACGGAGAAGAGTTGCAGTTTTCAGAGAAAACTGTCCGGCAGGTGTACACAGATTACCCTTGGATTGCCGAGCAGGTAGACGAGTTCCAAGGTGATCGAGCCAATTTTTTTACGAGCAGCTCGGAGTAGCAGAAACCTACGTTAGGTTCCACGCCTACCTCTCTACTCCACCTGAAAAGCAGTCAAAGCCAAGGGGCCATCTTTACGAAGGCCCGTTTCCCGAAGAGGGAGATTTAGACTACATTATCAGGTGGCTCTTTGAAGCAGGCCCTTTTGTCCAAGGTGGCATGGGGCCTATACCTTTAGATTGGCAATCAATCGAGTCTTGGCAGAACCTCATGGGTCTGTCGCTTGAGCCAAAAGAGGTAACTGCTCTACGCCACCTATCTTTTGCATTTGTTGACCAACAGAGTAAGTCAAAAGACGCCAAATGTCCTCCGCCTTGGGTTGATCCCGAGCAAATCGACAGAGAGAAAGTATCCGACAAGGTTACAACAACCTTCAAGGAAATAATCAAGAGAAGGAAAAAGCGAAGTGGCGGAAGTCGGCAGAATTCAAATTGAGGTAGACGCACGGCAGGTAGATAAGGCCGTTCGTTCGCTCAATGAAATGGGCATTACTGCCCAAAAGACTGGTCGTAGAGTAGACGGCTACGAAAAGCAAACTAAGCAGGCCACCCGCGCCACAGATAAGATGACCCGCTCTTCTCGTAAACTGAGAAACATGCTGGGCATTCTTTCTGCTGGCCTTGGTGGCCTTACTTTTGCCGGACTTGCTAGGGAAGTGGGCCGTGCTACCACAGAACTGAATAACATAGAAGCGACCATGCGCGTTGCTGCTGGAAGTTCTGAAGCAGCAGCTAAGCAATTAGGATTTATTCGAGAGGAATCAGAAAGGCTAGGGCTGTTCCTACCAGCAGTCGCTAAACAGATGGCACAGTTCTCTGCGGCGGCTCGCGGTACATCTATAACTAGCCAAGAACTTAAAACTATTTTTACAGGCATATCTGAAGCGTCACGCGCTATGGGTCTTACCGCCCCGCAGGCGGAAGGCGCAATGATGGCACTTCAACAGATGATGTCTAAGGGCAAAGTATCTGCCGAGGAACTTCGCCAGCAGCTCGGTGAGCGGATGCCGGGTTCTATTCAGATTATGGCTCGCTCTCTAAATGTAGGGACTCAGCAGCTATTTGAGATGATGGAGAACGGGGAGCTTCTTTCAGATGAAGTTCTGCCCAAGTTTGGTCGTGAGCTTCAAAAAGTCTTTGGCGGAGAGGCGCAGAATCAGGCAACAAAGCTGGCTGCCTCTGTAGATAGGTTAAGAACAGCATTCTTTAACCTAATGGCGCAAGACGAAGGATTGCCCGGAGCTTCTGCTGCTATAAACGACTTAGCAGAAGCCGTATCTTCACCGGGATTCCAGAAAGGCTTTGACCAACTAATACAGGCCATATCAACCCTCATGGCTTTGATCGGTGAAAACCTTGACCACATTGTAAGGCTAACTGCTTTGCTAGGAGCTGCAGGTCTTGGGGCAGTTGCAGGCACGTTGGTCAAGGTCATCGCCTCTCTCAATACAGGATTCACTTCTCTTATAGGAAGGATTGTTGCAACAAACGCCGCAACAGTAACCTTGATCGGCAGCATGACGACGCTTTCTGCTGTTATGTCAAGAGTTGCAGGTCCAATAGCAATCTTTGCTGGTGCCGTATCTATATTTGAAGTTCTTAGAGACAGAACAGATAGTGCAGCATCAAGGACTAAGAAGTGGGCCGACGAACTTGATCGGGTAAAAGATACCCTCGAAGGACTGAGGAGTGAAGCTCCTAAGTATACTTTTGATGAGGCCCTAGACGCAG